CAAGTATGAGCCGGGCTGGAGAAAGGACTACGTCTGTACCAAGCCCGACAAGCCCGTTAGCGGGGACCCCGTCCGCATCGGCAACATGACCGGGATCGCCCTCACCGACGAGGACGCCGCTGGGAAGACGGTGGTCAACACCGGCCCCTTCGTCGCGAAATTCGCCGTCAAGGACACCGGCGGCACAGGTATCGCGATCGGGGCGCCGATCTGGTATCATGACGACGCGACCCCGGCGCTCGACAACGTGTCGACGGGCGGCTACTACTATGGTATCGCACTGGAGGCCATCAGCGACACCCAGACCGCGACGATCCAGGTCTATCATGACTGTGCCCCGGGCGGCGCAGGCACCATAGGAAACGGGACCGTCGGCGCGACCCAGCTCGCCGACAACGCAGTGACCACGGCCAAGATCCTGAACGGCAATATCACCGTGCCAAAACTCAGTGCGACCGCGAACAGTCGCCCGATCATCGTTCCGCTCGGGACTGTGAGCGCTACCACCTCCATCGTGGCGTTCGTCGCGCCGACGAACGGTGCCCTGAACGCAGCCAAGATCGTCACTAAGGACGCTGTGGTCGCGAACGACACGAACTACTGGACGTTTGTCCTGACCGACAAAGGCGCCGCCGGAACAGGCACCGACCAGATCGTCGAGAAGACCACGAAGGCGACCGGAGGCTCGGCGCTCGTAGCGTATAAGGCGCTGGATCTCGGCACCCTCGACGCGACCCACAAAGTGCTCGCGGCCGGCGACGTCGTACTCTTCACGGCGACGAAGACCGAGTCCGCGACCAATCTCACCGAGGCGGCGCTGATGCTCGAATTCCTCCCTGCGGAGGCCGCGTAACATGACTGGGAAAAACATTTTCGAGACTGACGGGCGCAACCTGAGCCCGACCCTTCGGGAGCGGTTCACCGCCGACCCCGAATACCGGCAGCAGATCGCCGAGACGATCCAGTATATCGACGACTTCCGCCGGGGCCGCATCGCACCCGCACGGTTCGCGGAGACCATGAGTACCAGCGACTTCCCCGGGCTGCTCGGCGGCGTCATCGACCGGACGCTGCTCGGCGGATACCGGCCGTACCCGACCTCCTACCAGGACTGGTGCAGCATCTACCGCGACGCGAAGGACTTCCGCGAGCTTGAGCGGCACTACCTCGACCTCGGGGACGGGGCACTCACCAAAGTCAAGGAGCTGGAAGAGGCCCCCTACGCCCACCTTGACGAAGGCAAATTCGCCTACAAGGTCGAGAAATACGAGCGGAAGTTCGCCTTCTCCTGGGAGGCGTTCATCAACGACGACCTCTCGGCGCTCACGACCATCCCGTACCGGCTCGGTATCGCCGCCAAGCGCACCACCGAGAAGCTTGCCACGTCGCTGATCTGCGACGCGAACGGCCCGGATGCGACCTTCTTCAGCGTTGCGCATGGGAACAAGCTTACGCTTGCCCTGAACGCGGCCAACCTGAAGACAGCGGCCGGTGTGATGGCTGACCTCTCCGACAAGGGCGACGAGCCGATCTTCAACGACCCGGCAGTGCTTGTGGTGCCCCCTGCGCTCAAGATCACCGCCCAGGAGATCGTCAAGACCATTCAGATGGAGATCGCGTCCGGGACGGACACGAAGATCACGACCCCCGGCCTCTTCGGCAACCTCAAGGTTTCCGTCGCTCCGTACATCTCGAAGATCATCACCGACGCCGATGTTCGTAAGAAGGCATGGTTCCTCTTCGCCGACCCGGCGCAGCTTGAGCGTCCGGCGGTCGAGATCGGATTCCTCAGGGGCTACAATGAACCGCAGCTCACGATGAAGAGCCCGGACGCCGTTCCCATCGGAGGCGGGGATCTCAGCCCCTTCAGCGGCGACTTCGACCGCGGCGCGATCGCATTCAAGATCACGCACGTCGTCGGGGGCAAGGCGATGGACCCGCGCGGGGCTGTCGGGAGCTTCGGGAAGTAAGGGGGCATCCCCCTTTTTCCGGGTGATCATCATGGACAACTTACCGCACCCGGTAACCACGACAGATGCCTACCTCGCCCGGATCGTGCAGCAGAACGATGAGATCATCGCCCTCATGAAGACCGAGGGCGAGCGGCCGAAGACCCGGCGCCTCAAGGAGCCGAAACCGTGACGTTTACTTACATCCCCGGGACGCCGATTGGCCTGGTGCGACAGCTCTCCACCGACCGCGACCCTGACCATGAGATTTTCAGCGATGAGGAGATCGAGGCCCTCCTCGACCTCAACAACGGCAACGTCCGATATGCGGCCGCCGACGCTCTCGACCAGATCGCCACATCACAGGCCCTGATCCTCAAGTATATCGAAGTCAACGGCCTGAAAACAAACGGGCAGGCAGTCGCCAACGCGCTGCATCAGCAGGCCGAGAGCCTCCGGTCCCGGGCAGCGGCCGAGGCGGCCGAGGATGATGAGTATATCGACATCATCCCCGGGCCGGGCTCGATCATCGCACCCGACTCATGGGGGTTGATCTGATGCAGGGCATCGTCGACCCCCGGCTCATGGGGGCGCTGGAGAGCCATTTCCCTGACCGCTGCACCGTCCAGTATCTCACGGAGACCGTGGACGCCGACGGGCAGGCGGTCAAGACCTGGACGGACCGGCACACCGATGTACCGTGCAACGTCATGCCGCTCAAGGGCCGGGAGATCAAGCGCCCGAACCAGACCTACGTCGTCGCCAACACCTCGATCGCCCTGCAGGGGCACTATCCTGACATCAAGGAGTCCGACCGGGCGACCGTCGACGGCACGAGCTACGACGTCCTGCTCGTCGAGCAGATCCTCGGCAGCATGACGCGACTCTCCTGCGAGGTGGTGCGGTGACGGACGACGGACTCCGGCAGATGGTCTACGAGACACGGCAGGACGTCCGGTGGATCAAAGATACGCTCAAAGAGATCAAGGAGGCCAACCAGGCGCAGGACGAGCGGATCAACGAGATCAAGGCGCGACAGGACTCGCAGACCGGGAGAGACGGCGCGCTTGCGGCGATCGTCTCAATGGTTGTCGCGTTTTTCACCGCGCTCGCATCCAGGGGGTGGCTCCGATGAGCGATCCGGGCGTCCACGTTATCGGCGCCGGAGACCTCGCGGAGACGTTCCGCGCCCTCGCCGACGACATCAAAGGCCCGGCGCTCGAGGCCGCAACCCGGGCGGCGGCGCTCCCGGTGCTCAACCAGGTGCGGATCACTGTCCCCGAGGGCGGCCGCACCCCCTACAAGACCGGCACCTACCGCCGCGGGTGGCACCTGGAAACCGTCGAGAAAACCCCTGAGCGGTGCACCGTCATCGTCGGGAACGATCAGCCACAGGGTCCCCGGCTGGAGTATGGGTTCGTCGGTGCCGACAAACTCGGCCGCGTCTACAATCAGGCCGCCCGGCCGCACATCCGGCCCGCTCTCGATGAAAACAGAGGCGCAGCTGTGGACGAGTTCCGCGCCGCGATCGGGGATATCATACGGAGGCGAGGCTAGATGCAGATCGAATCCATCCTCCGCGCGATCCTCGTCGCCGACCCCGGCGTCGCCGCGATCATCGGATCCCGCGCCTATCAGGGGCGGTTGCCTCGCGAGCCGACGTTCCCGGCGATCGTCTACCAGATGATCAGCCGCCCCCAGGACGGCTTGACTGGTATCGTGCAGGTCCGGATGCAGTATACGTGCATGGCCGAGTCCTGGCGCGAGGCGGCCGACCTCGCCGACGCGGTGCGGTGCTGCCTGCACGGCTACCGCGGCGTACGGGATGGGGCACGTATCGAGTACATCCAGTACGCAGGACAGCACGACGACTACGACGAGACGACCGGGATCCACTGGATCCCCGTGGACGTCATCGTCACGTATCTAGAGGAGACTTGAGACAATGACTTTTCAGACATCCGTGCAGAATCCGGACGCGATCCGTATCGGATCGTGCAAACTTGAGGTCAAGGACTACCCCGGAGCGTTTGCCGACATGGTTGATGTCG